TCACTTATAAATACAGATAGGAAGATATAACTATGAAAAACATATTAGTATGCGGAGGTGGCGGTTTTATTGGAAGTCACCTAGTGAAAAGATTAAAAGAAGACGGACATTGGGTTCGTGTGTGTGATTTGAAATATCCAGAGTTTAATGATTCTTTAGCAGATGATTTTGTGATTGGCGATTTGCGTGACCAGAATATATGTGATTATATTTTCGATAGAGAATACGATGAGGTATATCAACTCGCCGCTGACATGGGTGGCGCAGGTTTTGTTTTCACAGGAGAGAATGATGCAGATATTATGCACAACTCTGCGTTGATTAATCTTAATGTAGTAGAGCGAGCAGTAACATATAAAACAAAAAAACTATTTTATTCGTCATCGGCTTGCATGTATCCCGAACACAATCAACTCGACCCAAACAATCCAAAGTGTGCAGAGAACTCAGCATATCCGGCCGCACCAGACAGTGAATATGGTTGGGAAAAATTATTCAGCGAAAGACTATACCTTGCCTTTGCACGGAACAAAGGATTGAATGTTCGTGTCGCAAGATTCCATAACATTTTTGGTGTAGAGGGAACATGGGATGGTGGACGAGAAAAAGCACCTGCCGCGATGTGTCGTAAGGTAGCAATGGCAAAAGATGGTGGAGAAATCGAAGTGTGGGGTGATGGATTGCAAACTCGTTCATTCCTTTACATTGATGAATGCGTTGAAGCAGTTTTAAGATTAATGGAATCTGATTTTTGTGAACCAGTAAATATCGGTTCGGAAGAAATGATTGCAATCAACAATTTTGCACAAATGGCAATTGACATCTCTGGAAAATCTGTTACAATAAAGAACATTGAGGGACCCGAAGGGGTTCGTGGAAGAAATTCCGACAATGCTTTGCTTGGAGAAAAACTTGGATGGGTTCCATCTAAGCCTCTTCGTGAAGGAATGGAAAAAACATATAAATGGATTGCGGAACAAGTGGAAAAAGAAAAACAACCAGTAGATTATGTTTATGACGATGGTGTAGTTTCTACAAGAAAGATAAGATAAGGTAAAGTTATATTATGAGTGAATATTTATGGGTCGAAAAATATCGACCGTCAACAATAGATGAATGTATCTTACCAGATTCTATAAAGAAAACATTTAAGGATATGGTAGCATCTGGGGAATTGCAGAATTTGCTTTTGTCTGGTGGTGCAGGTTGTGGTAAAACCACAATTGCAAAGGCACTATGTGCTGAATTAGATGCAGAGTATATTATGATTAACTGTTCGGAAGATGGAAACATCGACACTCTTCGAACGAAGATTCGAAATTTTGCAAGCACAGTTTCTATGACGGGACAAAAGAAGATAGTAATTCTTGACGAGTTTGATTATTCAAATGCACAGTCAACGCAACCTGCCCTTCGTGGTTTTATTGAAGAGTTCAGTGACAACTGTAGATTTATTCTGACTTGCAATTTCAAGAATAGGATTATTTCGCCATTGCATTCACGATGCACAATGATTGAGTTCAGGATTCCGAATAAAGAGAAACCAAAACTTGCAATGAACCTTCTTGAGAGGGTTGGAGAAATCCTCAACAAAGAATCAATTCCATATGAAGAACCAGTCCTTGCAGAATTGATTAATAAGCACTTCCCTGATTTTAGGAGAATCATCAACGAACTTCAACGTTATTCTGTTGCAGGGACTATTGATGTGGGTATTCTAACTGAACTTGGCGAGATACAAATCAAGTCTTTGGTTAAGTCAATGAAGACAAAAAATTTCAAGGATGTGAGGAAGTGGGTTGTTGAAAATTTAGACAACGACCAAACACAAATTTTTAGAAAGTTGTATGATGCACTAAACGAACATCTGGAACCTGCTTCTGTTCCTCAAGCAATTTTGATTATTGCAGAGTATCAATATAAGGCCGCCTTTGTTGCAGACCATGAAATCAATATGACGGCTTGTCTAGCAGAATTAATGATAGGATGTGAAATAAAATGAGTTTTAGACCAATGGGAAAATGGGTTGCTGTGACTACTGATATCGGTGGAGAGAAAACTTCCGAAGCAGGTGTGATTTATCAAGACAACTATACAGGTAAAGGTGGTATGATATGGTCTTTAGTGCGAGCAGTTGGACCAGATGTCAAAGAGGACATCAAACCAGGCGATAAGATAATGTGGGAGATGGCTACCCATAGGGGAAACTGTTACGGAAGTTTAGATTTAGTCCACGAAGAAAATGTAGAACTGGTGGACAGAGATGAAACTTAGTGATTATTTGACCGCTATCAATAAAAGCAAAGAGAATATAATGGACACCGAGGACGAAACGGTAGAAAAACAATATGTTCCGTTTTTAATCAATCGGTGTTTGTCGAATTTCCCAGATACAATATTTCAAACAAATGAGATGAATATACACCACAACATCGAAAAGAGATTGCAATTTGATTTTCTTATGAATAGCATCCGGCCAAGAAGTCGGTATAGCAAATGGCTGAAAAGTTCGAAGATAAATTATCTTGAGGATGTCAAGCAGTATTATGGATACTCTAATCAGAAAGCAAAAGATGCCATCAAAATATTAACCAAAGAACAGTTGGAAAATATTAGAAACATGATTTCTGGTGTCCGTAAATGAGTTCTATTATAAATATTGTAAAAGTGAGAAATTATTTATGGAAGAAGAATATTTAGATATACAGGTAGAAGATTTAGTCGAAGTGTCATTAGAACACGAAGATGATTTCCTAAAGGTGAAGGAAACTCTTACAAGAATCGGCATATCTTCTAGAAAAGAAAAGAAATTGTATCAATCTTGTCATATCCTCCATAAGAGAGGAAAGTATTATATCGTGCATTTCAAAGAGTTGTTTGCTCTCGATGGTCTACCATCAAACTTCAACGAAAGTGATATTGCTAGACGAAATACTATTGTGGGATTGTTGTCGGAATGGAAACTTCTGGGTATAGTTAAACCAGAATGTTGTGAAGAACCTATTGCATCTTTGGGATCAATTAAAATATTACCATTCAGAGATAAAGATGAATGGGAATTGTGTCCTAAATATCATATAGGAACCAGAAAATGATTATGGAGTTTTGTTATGAAAACAGTGTTGGTGAGTTTCTATAGTGATATTGGTGAGTCCAATTACTATTCAGACCATTCTAAAAGATTAATAAAAAATTGTGAAGAACTAGACATTCCTTACGATGTCCGAGAAAAAGAATCTCTCGGAGATTATCAGTTGAATTGTCTAAGTAAACCTCAATTTCTATTAGATACCCTCAACGAATTGGACGAACCAATCGTTTGGATGGACATCGATAGCATACTTCACAAAAGTCTTGACCTTTTCGATGAACTATCTGAATTCGATATTGCATTCGCATCCTCGAATGGTTTGGTATCGGGTGCAAAGGCATCGCCAATCTTTTTAAACAATACGGATTCCGCAAAGGAATTTTTAAAGCATTGGATTAATAATACAAAAATGGTTTTGGAAAGGAAAGACAAATGGTTTGACCATGAAGTGCTGTTCCCACTCTTAAACCAATTCAGTCACAAATCTTCTAATATACAGATAGCATATCTTCCTCCAACCTATTGTGTTTGGCCAGGAAACACTAATGAAGATAGTGCAATTACTATGGGTCTTGCTGACAACGAAAGTAAGAAAGATGGATTAAGAAAAATGGGCATGGAAGAAAGTCTAATAGACTGGCAATCCACAGGAAATAAATTTTTAGACGATGAAGGAAAAGTGAAATCATGATACACATTCAAGGATTAGGATTACCATTCGATGTCGAACATTCTTCGTGTTCTAACATAACACCTACGGATTTTAGATGGTCTACAGAACCACAAGACATTCAAGTAGTGGTAGATAACACAATTGTGAATATTCTACCGACTGTTCACGACCATCCATGTAAACATCGATTTGGTTGGATATGCGAATCAAGAGCAATCGTTCCTCAATTGGTAGATATTATTAAAAGGCACACAGAGGAAATATTAAAACCATACGATGCAATTTTTACTTGCGACCAAGAACTTGTAGAATTACACGAGAAATTTAAATTCTGCCCGAACGGAAGTAATCTTGCATGGGTGCCAAAAGAACATTATAAGATTTATGATAAAAC